CCCATTACATAATACAAATAGGTGTGCATAAGAAAATGCCCCCGTCTCCGAGGGCACTTTAGTACGATAAAGTGTTAAAGTGTTATTTAATTTATGCCAAGGTCATTTGATAACAAGGTCACCCCGTTTCCTATCGTTGGTGCGACTTCACTAAAATTACCGAGACTGTTTGAGATTCTCGTTCTCAATGTTGCATTACCTTCGATCAAGAACAGATTTTTATTGTTATTGTTTAGTTTGAAAAATATGTTGTTGAATGTAACTTCTGAATTTTGATAATTAGATGTAAACGCATTATAAAAACGTCCAAGCCGTGAGATCATATTATATACACCATTTTCAATTCGTAGGTTTCTGATGCAAGATGTACTGTTGATTAGTCGGTCAACACGTTCATCTGTTGTGAAAATATTCTCGAGCATAATGTTTTCCAGAACAGGCGGAATGGAACCCGGATAATATGATCTTAAAAACGGATCATTGTCCATAGATGCAGTTAAAACAGCGCTTGAAGAACGTGAAATATAGATATCTCTAAATACAACATTTTTAACACCACTATTATATCCAACGTCTACATTTTGCATCATATACCATGTAACACCATCTGAATAGGTTTGTGTTCCAGATTCATGTGTGGGCCGCACTGTGCTAATAACTTCTGTTGCCGGGCTTGTCCTTTCACCGCTTGTTGTGTAGATGCGACCATTAGATACGGCAAAATCTCCGTAGGTTCTATATGAATTTCCAGATGTCCAGTTTTTCCATGCACCGCTTAACAAAAACAATCCTCTTCCCGTTCGATAATTATTGTCTTGTGCGAAGGTAATATCTTCTATAATACCATCCTCAATCCATCCAAGATACCTTGTTCCTGCGGTCATGCCAGATGAATAATCAATGGTATTTAGTGCAATAGCATCGTCATTTGTAATAAAATAAGCATGTTGAATGATAAAATGTTTTCCTGTTCCTAAATGTATTCCATCCTTTTGACTTATAATTTTTACATTTTTGATAGTCAGATTTTCAAATCTTTGAACATGGATATTATAATCCAGCGTATCAGTACCATCCAGTACTTCAAAATCGGTAATAGTTAAATTTTTAATATTTGCAAAAGAGAGTTGTCCACGCTGTCCGGTAATTACAGTTCCATTTGTTCCAATACCTAAACCATTTGTTATTAAATGAAGCCCTGTAATAGATATATTTTCGTCATAATCATTTCCATATGATCCTGCATTCACAAATGGATATACGGCAGTTTTGTTCTGTGCGTCTTTTACTCTATTGATAAATACATTGGATCCAAAGACCAAGTGTGTATTCGACTCAAGAATGCATGTGTCGCATACATCATACACACCCGGGTAATCAATCAGGATCGTGCCACCACCATTAACCGCATTCTGTAAAGCCGCCGAATTTTCTGTTCCTGTTTTTGTCGGGAGAAATCCATAAGCCGATGCATTTTTTGTTACTCCGCTTCCTTCGATTGTTATTGTTCCCGGATTGACTATATTATCAAGTTTCGCTTTATCAGATTTGGACATCAGGCCATTTCTTGCTGGAGTGGCAACTTCATCACTCAAACCGTCCAATTTCCCCTTATCTTCTTTAGACATCAGGCCGTCTCGTGTGGGAGTGGCTAATGGAATGTCAGTCGCTGAAGAATGATGCACATAAATTTTCGGGTCTGTTCCTGCAATCCTCGTGTCCCATACAAGTACAACGTATTCCTGCTCTTGATCTTCAACAAAATAATCACATACTTCTGTTACAGCCCGGTTTGGAACAGTTGTTCCAATTACAGGTTCGTTATTATATCTCGCGATTCTGTAAATCGTTTTATAATCATCAAGTCGAACCATATCTCCGCTTTTTAAATAAATTGCGCTGGAGTATTGAAAGTCTGTAGCTTGCGGATTGATGGCACCATTTGTCGTTGACACTGTTCCTGTGCCATAAACAACATCCTGCTCTTCTGCGTTTACTAAAAAATCTAAAGAGCGTTTGTCTTCAGATGACATCAACCCATCATGCAAATCGCTTGCGTTTCTGGCTATATTTTTACATACAATTATAGAGGGATTTGTTCCTGCAACTCTCTTATCCCATACAAGAGCCACATATTCCTGTTCTTGATCTTCATTCAAATAGGTGCTTTCTACTTCTATCAAACGGTCAGGAACGGTTGTTCCAATAATCGGCTTACCATTATATCGTCTTATTCTAAAGATTTTTTTAAGGTTGTTTATATAAATAACGTCACCCTTATTTAGTTTAATTGCATCTGAATACTGGTAATCTGTTATACCCGGGTTTACACCACCATTTGACGAAATCGTTCCGGTATGGTATTCAATTTCTTGCGTTTCATATGTTTTATTAAAATATAAAGCGCTCTTTAAATCACTGACATCATTGGACAGAGTGGTGTAGTCTGAAGGGATGCTGGCAATTGTCTGTTGCGCTTTCTGATCTGCCGATGTATTGAATTGCGTGATAGAATCCTGCACATACTGATCCAGATATCCTTCATGCTCTGTGTACCAAGCATTCAAATCATTCAGTGCGTTTGCTAGTTGTTCTGCGATGTCTGCGGAGTGTGTATTATACCATGCTTGCAGAAGTCCATCTAAGGCGTCATACTTTGTCTGAAGGTCTGCCAGCCCATCAAGTGTTTTCTGGTTCAGTTCAGAAAGTCCCGTCTCCCGGCTTTCTGCCATATCATCAAGTCCGGTCTGAATGACTTGCTGAATGTGTGTATACTGGTCAAGGAAGTCCTTTGCGATCTTGATAATCCAATCCATGTTAAGGTCATGGAAGTTGCTATAGGGGAAATTCTCACCGAAAGCACCACTATTCATTCTGTCTCCTCCTTAATAAACCAAAATGCAGAACCGCATTTTGAAGTCCTCAATAATTATATCATACACATTAAAAAGTTCAATCTGTCTCTGTTCTTTGATGAGGTTCTGGGTGGTAGTTACACCGATATTACCATGTGCATGAAGTTCATGTCCACCATTACTGGTGGTAGCAACCTGTTCACCATGTGTAAGTCCGCCAGTCTTATTGACTGTTTCTCCATAGGTTCGGGTTTCCTGTATATTCTCCGTCTTGCCGTAGGTGGTTTCATCCTTGTTAGTCTCTGTTTTTCCGAATGTAATAGTTTCTGAAGTATCTGTATCTTCAGTCTTTCCGAATGTAGTGGTTTCAGTGTCCGTGTTAGTCTTCCCGAAGGTGGTGGTTTCAGAGGTTGTAGTATCTTCGGTCTTCCCGAAAGTAGTTGTTTCAGTATCCGTGTTAGTCTTCCCGAAGGTGGTGGTTTCAGAAGTTGTAGTATCTTCTGTCTTCCCGAAAGTGGTTGTTTCAGTATCCGTGTTAGTCTTCCCGAAGGTGGTGGTTTCAGAAGTTGTAGTATCTTCGGTCTTTCCGAAAGTAGTTGTTTCAGTGTCCGTGTTGGTCTTTCCGAAGGTGGTGGTTTTGCTCCCTGTACCATCTTCTGTTTTTCCATAAGTGGTAGTGGTCGAAGCATCATCTTGATCTCTGGTCTGTTTCACAAGTCCGTCAGTGGTAGCGGATACGGGCTGTGAATCAAATCCCGCGATCCAATGGCCTTTGGTATCATAACCCTGTACCTGATCCTGTCCGCCATGTTCGATGGAAGAGGTAGTATTTTCGGCTTCACTTCCACCTTCACGCTTGTTAGTGGCAACGGCTTCTGTTCCGCCCTGTTCCATGCCAACAGTGCCAGATTTGCTTTCGCTTCCACCTTCACGCTTGTTGGTGGCAACAGCTTCTGTACCGCCTTGTTTCATGCCGATAGTACCGGATTTGCTTTCAGTACCGCCTTCCTGTCTGCTTGTGGCAACAGCTTCCGTACCGCCCTGTTCCATGCCAACAGTGCCGGATTTGCTTTCAGTACCACCCTCCTGCTTGTTGGTAGCAACGGCTTCAGTGCCACCCTGTTCCACACCGATAGTGCCAGTTTTTCCTTCAGTACCACCTTCCTGTCGGGTCATATCCAGAGTATCTTTACCACCAGTAGTGATAGCTTCTGTCCTGCCATCTGAACCGCCGTGTGTAGTGGTTTCTGTAGTGCTGTCTGTACCGCTGTGCGTAGTGCTACCAGTACCCGTCTCACTGCCTGTCTCATAACGGTTATAGTTCTCAATGGGGTTATAATCGTACTGTGTAGTAGCGTATAGCCTGTTCCAGATGTCAATCTGCTTGGCACTCCATACGCCCACCAAATTTTTAAATACAATGGGGTTAGGATAGAGCACTTCCAGTTCTGCGGTTTCGGCGAGCAAGTTCTGAATGAGGGTATCCCTGTCCAGTGCAGACGGAATCTGCATAAGGTCAAAGATGGTCGAATCCCAATTATACAGTCCCAGAGGGGACAGATTAACGGCTCTTCCCATAGTAGCTTTCATCCTCCTGTGTATTCGTAACAATCATCTTATCGGGGTCGTGTCTCCAGTCAACGGAGATGGTAGTTCCGAACATGACGTTCGTATCGTCAGTGCTCTTCTTAAGCTGTTCAAGCCAGAGTTCACAACGTGTAATGGTTTCAATGTTGTTAGCGTTAACTTCATCCGTAATGAGTCGTTCTTTCTTGTCTGTGTTGGCGTTGGGAATGCCGATGTCCGTGTCGAACATGGCTTCAATCTTTCTCATATCAGAAAGAACCCGGTCTACGATATAGTTCTGTCCGATGTTCTGTTGGAAAGCATTCCAAACTTGAGTGCCGTCTTCCTTGAAAAGCTGTTTATCTACCACTACACAGGGTTCACCACCTGCAACCTTGTCAAAGAGTTTCTTATAGGTTTCTGCTGTTGGTTTATCTTTAGCCGGGAACACAAAGGACAGGTGGGAGTTCAAAAGGTTTACGGAAGCAGTCTCAGCACAGAGAGCCATCATGTCTGCGTAGTAATTCACAAGGTCATTGATCCCACCCCAATCCGGTTGCAGTTTAAACACTGTACATTCTTTACCAATACGGGGTTGCAATGCACCTTTCAGAAGAGGGTTAGTTATAATGAGGTTGGTGGGTTGATAGTAAATGTCATATCCGTATGGCACACCTGCTTGACAGATAACGCCAAACTTATTGGTTTCAACTACTCCAATATATCCCCAAGCATAGAGAACATACAGGAAGTAGTCCCTGTTCCATGTTTCCGGGAGTTTCCATTCAAAGACGGAAATAGCTTTCTGGAACAAGTATCTGCGGAAGAATCTCTGAAGAGCAACGTTCTTGACATGAACTGTGGAAGGGCTGAAGGATGAATTGTACATATTGATGTAATCATACGTTTCGGGGACTCCCCATCCTACATCTTTCGGCATACTTTGTATTCCCTCCGTTTCTTTCTTAATATTGCATATAGTAGCCAAGCGGGAAGATAGTCGGCACCAGAGGGTTCTGGTGGAGTGGGATCATCTGGGTCAAAAGGCGGTTCATCTGGGTCATATGGGAGGGGGTCTAAAAACTCCTCTGGTGGTATTATAGACGGGGCATCCTCACTTGTAAAGTAATCATAGAACCATCTGGCGTTAGCAGGTCTGTATCCCGGCCCGCCCTTATTTTTCTCCACACCATATGTCCATACGGAAGCGCAATCCTCCGGACTCATGGTGGTGGTGGGATAGTTCCAGTAACTCCAATCAGTTCCGTTCCAGCGCACTACAGAGAAGAATGAATGCTTCTGATTGTTTACATCATATTGCCACTCTCCCCTTATTCGGTACATTTGAGTCCAGCCATCATACCACTGAATATTGTTATCAGTGGCATAATTTACTAGTTTCTGTCCGTTTATATTGTTTCTGGTAGAATAGCCATCCCACTGGATTAGTCCTATTGCGAAACGTCTGGTAGTCAGTCCATAATATTCTCCATAGAAATTAAGCATCACACTGTTCGGGACATCTGATAAACTTGATGCACTATTTGGCAGTCGATAGCGGTTTGTTTCCTCAATGAATCCGGGATTGATAGTAGACTCCCCCTGCATACATCCGAGCATTCCGCATATCGCCTGTAGTGTCCAACCTTCATTAAGGAAAAAGGAGCGAATGATATTAGCGTTGCTGATCTGCTCAGCGGTTGGAGTTCCCGACCACCCACCTGCTCTGTGGTCTGTAGCTAAATAAAATCCGTTAATTAGTGTCAAGTTCATAGCATCACTCCCAGAAGAACCCGTTCAGCATCAGGGAATGGATTTTATTTAATTCACTTTCAAAAGCATAGAAATCCACAGTACATTCACCACATTTGATATAGCCAGAAAGTGATTGTATCTGTTTTACTTCACAGAGCGGTCTGCCGATTTCCGTGTTGTCTTCGTCTACAACTTTCACAAACTGGACAGTAAGTCGAGGAAATGTCCCTGTCAATCTTTCAAATGCAATGAATGAGCCATTCACACCTTCAGATGTTACCTGTGGCTGAAGTGCTGATAATGTATTTCCGATTGAGCCAAGAGTCATCATTGCTCCCATCGCTCCACCCGTAAAGGAAGATGCAGTAACACCTGCCACAGCACTTCCTATTGTAGTTACGGCACCTTTGATTGCTCCGATATAATCAGTAGCGAGCTGAGCCAATTGAATTGGAACCCCAAACATTGCGGAGGACTCATAGAAAAAGTCGGTTTTTCCTTGTGTGGTATCTTCTCTGCAAATCTGTAAACACGCTTTTCCTGTGATACCATCCACCTGTATGGTGAATACGATTGTGCGGTCATCGGGAATATAAGACGGATCAATTGTAAATGCACCGAATGGCGGAAGCATACAGAGGATTCTGCTATAGGGGCTATAGTTTAGATATGCTCCACGGGTTGAAGCCTGTGGGTGTGAAGGAACAGTCACCGAAAAGTCAGAACGATATCCAACTCTGGATAAAATAGGGCTTCCTGTGCCGAGAGTTGTCCACGGGCCAACTTTAATGGTGATTGGGTCGGCAGTGGTAAATCTGCTCACAGCACATGGAAACCACATACATGATGTGATATATTGAATAGGGTTTACAATGGCTTTTGCAAGGTCGTGTGTCAGTTGTGAATCAGGATTGGTAGCGGAAAAACCCGCATTATCATAGAAAGTGTCATTTAGCATATACTCTAACAAATCCCGTATCTGTGTATGAGTCAGCGCATAGTATTGTACCGCACCTCCCACATTGGATATATTGGTTCGTGATATAATACCAAGTACATAGCACCCGTCTTCAATATCCCAACCAGTCCACGGAGCATCAAGCAGGATGCTGTCCGTATCAAAATCGTTTTTTGCAGGATACATCCTATCAATAATGTTTCCGTTATAGTAAGGAGTATTGCCCTGAGCATCTGCAGAGGCCCTTTCAATATAAGCGTAGGTTTCTCCGATATGTGGTTTATAAGTTGCCAGTACATCTACTTCAAGTTGCACTGTCCACAGTCCATCATTCCACACCCAGTCTTTGACAAAGTAGTATCTATAAAACCTTGGTATCCATGCATAAGTGAAAACACAAGGGGCATTTTGAACAGGAATGTTCTGTATATTGATAACGGGACTCATAACACTGCAAGGCTCTTTCAGATTCCCGGTAAGGGTGTATTTTTCCACCAGTCCTCCGACAACGGGCCTTTTAGTGCTATTGACTCTCTTGTCAAAGTTAATGAAAAAATCAATTTCCATTCATGATACCTCCATAAAAGAATAGGGGATAGCCGTTTCCAACTATCCCCTTGCCCGTCTGATCTACATCAGTCGAGCAGGAACACAACACCCTTCTCAGTGTTGTCAGAGAAGCACCGCAAGCGCATATGATACCACAGATTGCGATACTCGCCACGAGCATTGACGGGAGTGGGGATAACCTTTTCGTGAATCATTGCCCAACCCATTGCATCCTCGTCAAACAGGAGAGCGAACACACCAGTCTTGCTAACAGCATCGCCAGTGGTAGCCACACCAGAAGTATTGGTATAGGTGGGGGTAACCATGATCTTGTCAGGAGTATCAATCCCCTGCCAGAAATTCAGCGTTTCTACATCGGCATACTTGAGGTAGTTGTCGTGGAAGGTGTCAGCCAGAACACGGGCATCAAGCTGATACCGATCCTGTCCGAGCATATACATCTTCTGTTTACTATAGGGAGTGTGACGGGGTACGGGCTTGCCACTGATAGTGGTCTGGTAGCGGGTGGACATTTCCTTGAACAGAGAAGCAACGGAAGCAATCCGAGCATACACCCATTTCATAAACGGCCCATAATTTTCGGGCTGATAGACAGTGGTGGCAGTCAGGGACAGGCCAGTCAGGGCGTTGTATTCGGTCAAGAGGTGAATGTTCCGGGTGGCGTTGTTCTCAGCGATCAAACCCCCGATGAAGTTGGCAACCAGTCCACGGCTCATGTTCTCCTTCGCCAGTTCAACCTTGTTGCTCATGTCAGTGGTGATCATGGACAAAAACTGTCCAAACTCCGCAGAGGAACGGAAAGCAGTTTCAAGCTGATCTTCAAAGACGGTATAGTGGTCAGAGAAAACGCTCTGCCCAAGGAAATTCGTCTGGATGAAGTCTCTTTTATTGATAATCCAGTGGTCAACGCTCAACCCGTTGCCAGTGGGGTTGCCAGTCTGGGTAGCATCGAAGGTGACAGGATACTTATAAGCGTCATCATCCTTCCAGTCAGAAGCAACGATATTAAACTTCCGCATATACGCACCCCACTGCGGGAGGTCTTTTTCCAGTCCACGCATGGTGGCGGAATAGGGACGGATAGAAAAGATAGTACGGGCCAGTACATTAGACAGCGTGTTGTAAATAACATCATTGCCAAGGGTCAATGCGGTCTGGGCAACGGAAATGAAGTCTGCTTCAGTATTGATAACTGCGCTTCTGCCAGTTGCCTGTTTAACCAAATCGTTGAGTACCGCACTGCTCTGCTGAAAAGTCAAGGTATTTACACTCATTTCTTTGTACCTCCATTAGTCTTTTCTTCGGGTTTCCCCTGTTTGATAAGCGTCTGTAAGTCTTTCTCAATCTGCGCCAAAATTGTACAGAGGTTTCGTACTGCACCGACAAGCTCAAACATTTAATCACTCCCTTGCCTTGTATGTCGGTCTGATGATCTCCGCAAGCATATCTTCTGCGGTTGGTGCTTGCGGAGTAGCACCTCCGGGAATCACACTCTGGGCAATCGCATTCGCCTGTACCGCACTGGTCAGTTTTGCAATGCTCTGCATAATCTCTGCCATAGTCGGTTCAGCGGGTGCTTGTGTGGGTTGGGGTGCGGGTTGGGCAACGGCAACGGGTTCGACAACCTGTGCGGGTGCGGGTTCCTGTGTAGGTACATTAACTGGTTCCTGTACGGAGACTGGGTTAGGCTGTACGGGTGCTTGCGATAGTTCCATTTCTCTGATTTCTTCACGGGTAAAACCTGCCTTTACGAGACTGAGAATGTCGTTGAGTTCCATTAGATATTAACCTCCTTACAATATTTTGTCAAGAATTTCAAGGCTTTCAAGCACTCTTCATCGGTGCTGTTCTCGTCCCTCAGAGTGTGGACGGCTTTTACTGCATCCAGTTCGGTTCTGGGAGTTGGTTCTGAATTGGTGGAATAGTCGATCATGGTCATGAGTCCGACATGAGTAAAGATAGAGAGTTTCCGATACTGCACTCCACCTGTGGGTTCAGAGTCCATTACGGGAAATGGGGAAGAGCCAATGTATAAACCAACGTGAGAAGCGTTGCCAAGGTCATCATGATACCCTCTCTCAACTTCCCCGCCGTCATGCTTTACCAGAAAAAGGAAAGCCCCTTGCGGGATGCATCCAAACTTCTTCTGGCACTCATCAATCGTCCCTCTCCATCGGATGTTGTTGCGGAACATTGAGTTGCTTCCCTTCCAATTATAAGGGCTTCCATCTGTCTTCCGTACACCAAGGTCTTTCAGCACCTGTTCAACAAATGCTTGGCAGTCATACTTGCTATAGGGCTTCCCTAAATAGTCACCATTGACAGCCTGTTTAGCAACTTCCTGCCCTGTAGTTCTCATGATCATTAGTCCCCTCCCAGTTTGTCTACGAGCTTCTGCATAACGATCGTGTTGTTTGCGATGGCTTCCGTCAGTTCCTTCTGCTCCTGCTTATGATCTTCCCGCTCTTTATTCCACAGGTAAAATGTGGCAATCAGACAGGCAACAGGCACAGCGAGATTGGAGAACAGACTCACAATAGCATCCATATCCATCCTCCTTCCCAAATAATAAGGTGGGTGTCCTTTATGACTGTGCGGAGTCATGCCCGCCCTTCCGGGGCTTGCACTGGGCAGGATACCCACCACAATTATAATAACTGTTCCATGCTTCTCCGTCAAGGGGTTTCCCAGTATTTGATAAACAGCTTTTCGGAAAGTACATCCTCAAAATCTATCTTACCGCTGATATACATATCCCAGTGGCTCCTGTATATCCTTTGATAGTGCAAGCGGTCAGTATCGGACAAGGAATATTTCCTATTAAATATCCCGCTGAGATGGGTGGTAGCATACATCCGGTTCTCTGCCTTATGCCGATAGATGCACAACTCTCCTACAGAACACACAGGCACATACTCTGATAGCGGTCTGGGCTTAACGTGCTGGCGGTTCACATTAAAATCATTATCCAGTGCCATGTTCGCAAACTCTGAACCGTCTGTCAAATTATAAAGCACTGTTTCCGATTTTTGTTTGCTGATAGGGGAGCGATGGAGCATGATAAGCTGAATCCCTCTTTTATCATCTGTCCACCTATCAGAATTTCCCTTCTGCATCTTGTCTGCTATCCTGATTAGCTTTAGGCTTTCAAAAACAGGATTCGTGATATCGTTAGCATTGGCGAGACATACCATCTGGATGGGAGCAACGCCCTTCAACTCCCTGTTCCGGTTCATCGTTTCATAGGCATTGAAGAGTGCATCTGCCTCATTCTTCAGTAATCTCTCATGCTTCTCCGGGATAAATTCATCATAGATAAGAAGCTGAATATCTGAAGCATCAAAACCCCTCATATTGGAAAGAGTAGACAGCGCACAGGTGTACCCAATTATTCCCTCCGAGTCCTCTCCCAAAGGCTCGTAGAACATGGAGTTATACTTGCTGATGCTCCTTACCATGACATTCCACCCTAAGTCCTGATTCAAAGGTTTGAAAACGCTGAACTCTGGCTTACTGATCAAGTCGGCTTGAGACTGGGTTCTCCGCATAAGCATGAAACGCCTACCATCTTCCTTGGCAACCTTCAAGGTCGTGTAGGTCTTTCCAGTGCCACGCCCACCTACCAAGAAATTAAAGGGATACCCTTCATCAAGGATATCCCTCACGTTTACATAACCAGAGGTATCATAGATTTTCACTGGGCAATATCACAGGTTAGGTATTCACGGTTGCTTCTGCTCTTGCCACTGCCCACCATGAAACGAGTCGGAATCTCTTCATTCCCGGCTTCATAGATAGCCAGAATATCGCTGAAGTTGCGGGTGAAGGTCTTACTGTTGGTGGCATACTTGGCACCATCCACGGTTTCCACAGCCAGAACGGTCATGGGGTTACCATGCACATCCTCGTCCTTGTACAGAACATACTTCAGCACATCCAGCACTTCGCCCTTCATGTCAGCCATCTTGCGAACATCATTGCCTTTGGTCAGAGCATACAGGTCAGCAGAGGTCAGTCCTTCAGTCTTTTTGATGATTTCCATGTTTGAGTCCTCCTATAAGTTGTTGTTCTGGCGGTATCCGGGTCTTCGCATAGTCCGTGGTGTTGCTGGTTCCCGCTTGTTTGCGCACGCTCTCTGGAATACCCTTCGTCCACGCTCGCCTTCAACCACCTTATTAAGTTTATCACACAATGTATGGATTGTAAAGATAGTTTTTAGAATATTTCAAAATTCTTTCATACTCTCCGGTTATCCCCAGTGTGTATTCTGATGGCAGGATAGCAACGTTAGAAGTAATCGGGAGACTGCGGCCCTCAATGTCCACATGATCAATTTCAGGGGAATCGTTATATACTGCTTGGGTTCCACCTGCCTCCCTGAAAATAAACCCCTCAGCAAATGCCGATAGGCCACCATGTTTGTCAAGTTCCTTACCGCCTTTCTTCTTATTGACTCCCGCAATAGTGCAGTGAACTCCCTCGCCCTCTCTTTCCACATACGCATATTTCTTTGCCCCCAGTGTTTTAAAGTACCGATATGCATATCCGGTATCCTTCAGGTCTTCCGTTTCAAATACTCCCATATAGTGGGTCACACCTGAAGGGTCTGTAGCCATTGAGCCAGAATCTCTACACTCCTCAATACGAGCCATATTATACCCACTCCAGTCAACAGTGCCAGTATACTTGACACTATCAGTGTCGCAATACACAAAATCCGCTCCACCCGTCTCATGGACTAATCTTATCCCCCTTTCAAGTGCATCTCTGCTGTGGGCTGTCACCCAGACTCCCCACTGGTAAGCTAAAAACGCCTTTGCATTGCTTCTACCAAGGATTTCTTCATCTGATAGGGTTGTGTCCTCTTCCCAGTCTCCCACCTGTTGAAAAATCAGATTATGCTTAACAGGGTCTTGTGCCATCATGCCATACAGGGAGTTCAACAGAGCTTTGGCTTTATCATAAAACACTTCCTGCCCCTTCACACCCTTCAATTCGGTCTTATCCTTATAATACTTTATCACTTCGTTAATCAGCGGCTGAGGAAGTTTCTTGTATGAAGCGTACCACCCCTGAAGGAATATAATCTCTCCCTGATACTCTTCCATGATGATTTTAAGGTCAATGTCTGTTATAGTGGTTTCCAGATATTCAGCTTCCAGAATCCGTCCATTATCCTCGGTGTCTACTGCCTTATGAATGTTCCGGCACTTGTCTTTGCTCAGATATGGACATCCCCAGTACGGATCACGCAGTCTCAAATTTCTGATCCCAATTCTCAGCAAGAGTGCTTTATGGCGTACAGTGATACATCTGCTGATATAACCGGGATTCAAGTCCTTCTTCAGAATGGGCGTAAAAACAGACATTGGGTATTCGCAATTGCACATGACAGCAGGATAACTACTGCTTCTATCTGCACTATGAACGTTTTCCACGATATCCCCAGCATAATACCTATTTGCATGGGTATTCCCACCTCTGAAGGCTTCACGCAATGCCCTGTAGGTTTCAATATCTGGAAGAATAGAATAAACGAAATTGTGATGCACCGAACCGTCTTTCAAGGCTCTTTTTGCGTTTCTTCGCACATATCCAGTAGAGGTCAGGGGTATGGTCTGTAAATTGTCCCCATCTCGTGCCATTAAAGCGTTTACAGCTTCCACAAGGCCCAGAACGTCATTTATGCAATATTCCAACTCTTCATCACTCAAGGGGGTCCACGGATACCGCTTTACTGAATAGTTAAATTCGTCACCGGAGAGTTTCTGGTGCTTCACCATCATCTTGGAAGTAAACTGCTTCAGGGACATATTGGTCAGCTTATAACTGCACCTAAACTCAAAACATCCCCACATATCGGCTTTTACTACCTTACGGGAAGCAACGGCAAATACATCGTCAGGGAAGAATGTATAAACGCCCTTCAGGAATTGAAACTCGTATGAGAGATTATGCACATACACTACAAGCCATCTGTTTTCTGGCAATACTGCCTTGATTCGCTTCTGGAGGTCAAGAAATTCATCCCAAGTCCGTCCTATGACGGTGTAATCCTCGCCAAACTGCCACTGCCAGATATACATCACGCTTTGGGTGACATCATCGAGCAAAGTTGTCTCAATGTCAAAAGCGGTCGTAATACCGATATAATGCCGTTTCTTCCCTCCGGGATTGCCCCTTCTGTTTTTGAGCAGTGGGGGTTTTGCAAAATAGAGTTCCGGTTGAAATTCCGCACAATTTACAACCATGAAAATTTACCTTCCTAACATTTGAATAAAGTCATCCATGTCAATCATCTGGTAGCTTGTTATATCATGCTTTTCCATGTACACAGCAAGGGAAACGCCTATGGTATCGGAATGACTTAGGGCTGTCTCCAGATTATCAAGGATGACATCAAACTGATCTTTTGACAGTGCCAATGTGGCATCCGCTAACTCAACTATCTTATCTGAACCATAGGTGATTTTTAGCCTTCTGGCCTCGTTCAGAATCTTGATGACTCTCCAGTAATTGCCCTGATTAACTGGGGTAATCGGATTCCCCTTCTCGTCCTCATCACCAATTGCCTTATTCAGTTTGGCAGTGGTTTTCCGCTCTATCTCCCTCTGTCCGGTGACGGTGCTACCTTTAGCCCTCAGGAACTTCGCAAGCTCTGAAAAAGCATAAGCAAAATCCTTGGGTTGAATATCTCGCAATTTCTGAAAACCGCTTGCGTAGATGGGTTCTCCGTCTTTGTTCTTCTTTCCGGTATCATACTTTTGTTTCGCTCCTACGGTATCAGGAAACAGCTTTTGCAAACGCTTTACACGCTTTTGAGCGACATCCCTCATTCTTGTGTATTCGCTTCTCATAGTTGAAATATCATCAGGGGTTCCTGTGCTTAACATGGTCTTGGCACCCTGTACGGTATACCAATCCTCCTTGTACCAAAACTTGAACGATGGCTCTGTCACCTTGGGCATCACTTTTCACCAACTTTCAGACCTAAATCCTTCAAATAGTCTGCTATGGCTTTGGCAATCAAAGCAGAGCGATTCATAGAATAATGCTCTGCCACCTGCTGAAGAGCATCATATACAGGAAGAGGAAGGGAGACCGAAACGATCTCCCTTTCGCCCTTTCGTGTCTTACTGATTCCATCCTTCATTGTAATTATCCTCCATCATTTTTATGTGGGCTTCCTCAGCCAATGTAATAATACTATTAAATTCCTCATCAGTCAAGGTTGAATCCCAGAAAGCACATCGAGTGATCATGTACAGGATTTCATGCCCTTGCTGAAAACCGTAAGAAGGACAGGCACTGAGCCTGTCCCTATAAAACTTGAACACTTCAGTCATTATGCACACCCCATTCCTTTGCATTTCGCACAGCCATTTTCATGGCTTCCTTGAAACCCTCAAACGAGCAGATACCATAATATGTTCCTCTCTTTCTTCAGTCTCATAGAATATAATCTAGTGCATTCCATGAGGCCCTTGTCTACAATAATAACATCGGTGCAATAACTCTGTAAAATCCGCATGTCCCTTCCAATGTCGGCATAATCCCGGACTTTTGCCTGTGCATACGGCATATTCTTTAATGTTCTTTCCATTGTTTTATCCCTTTCTGGTTTATTGGGTTTTCCTTCCCTCTTTTCGTGTTAATTCTATCATATTTATTAACCCATGTCAATGACAAAAATCGTACAAAATTGTAACAAAATTATTAACTGTCATGAGTG